CTTGTAGTTTTTCAATATGTTCCAGTTTATCTTCACGGGACATTCCACCAAAAGTGAGGATACTTCCGTAAATATCCTCTTGTAACTTATTGATTTCTTTCAGTTCGTCTTGAATAATATCGGAGTCGAAAAAGCTACTCATTTATAATGTCCCTTAAAATCTTTTTAAACTGGAATACGTCAATATTTAGAAACGGATTATACTTCTTAATTTTTAAACTTACGGTTTCCCACACTGGGTCCAGAAGTTTCTTATCAAAATCTTTTACGATTGAAAATATTTTGTCGTAAATTACGAAAGTTTCTGGCGATAGTTTCCCGCTTAGAAACCTTTTGAGGACTATAGGGTGACCTTTGGAACAGTTGAACACAGTTTCTAATTCGTTCTCCAAGAACAATTCGCTGCTTTGCTCTCTGAACAAGTAAGTTAAACTCTGCTGTCTCCGCATCCAATCTGCGTAGGTCCTTTCTCCAGAATTGATAATTTCTCCAATCCATAAGTTTTGCGGGTTATCTGCTGATACAAAATTTGAGAGTAAAAAATCTACTATTTCTTTATCTGAATATTTTCTTGAACTTTTTTCAAACCAGTATTTGTCCTTGCGTTTATTAAATGAAGTGATAGTTGCTCTGGATTTACCTCCATACTTAAAAAAGTCATATTTACTGTTCGTAAAATGACTTTTCATTGAAAGATAAGTTTGATATGTCTCAAAAGGACTCATAGCGGAAGTTTTGCTCTCGAAGTTTTTTTCATAAAGTTAAGACGAATTGCGTCCCACTTTAATCGTTCTTTCAAAGGTTTTGAAATGAGTTTCGTAACTGATTCTACCTCAAGACTATTGATTTCGCAATAGTGACAAATTGCATCAATATAGTTAAAGTTTTCTTCTGCTACGATCTTTTCAATCTCAAGAGCAAACTTGGAAGGCGTTAAAAACTTATTCTCGATGGCTTGTTCTAGTTCTTTATTTGGTTCCATAGAGCTCCAGTTTATCTCTAACAAACTTTCTAATGTATTTGCTGAGGAGTTTGATGTATTTTGATTTGTCATGTTCTTCATAGACGACGCATTCTCCATTTTCACAAGCCATGATGATTACAAGTTTTTTAACAGTCAATCCTGTTAGTTCGTATAGCATACATCCATATGCCATACATTGAACAAAATAGTGTTCGATCCACTCTCGTGGTTTTGGTTTTTTAGAAGTCTTAAAGTCGATTATCGCTAACTCGCCGTTATATTCGGCAATACAATCAACTGTCCCAGCAATGCCCAGTTGCTTACTATATAGGGACCCCTCAAGGGCGTAAATATTATTTATACGATTAAGTTCTGTTTTTGCAATCTTAAAAAGAAAATCAGAGATTGGTTGGACTTCTGGTAGTTTTTCGTTTTTAAGATGATGTTCAACCAGAGTATGCATATCAGTTCCACGACTTGTTGCCGCTTTTGTAACACGCTCTGCTTCTTCTTCTCCAACTTTTTTACGCCAATTAATAAAGATATCTTTATTAAAATGACTGGTCACCGAAGTGATGGAGACCAGTCGGAGAAGTTCTTCTTCATCAGGGACCTTGTAATATCTTACACCATCAATGGTTTCACGCTCCAACTGAGGGAGTTCAATATCAATATGATTAAACATTAAAAACCAGCTTCCATTTTTGCAATGATGTATTCCTTAACAAGTCCAGAACGAACAATATCTTCTACACCAAATTCAATTATATCAAAAGATGGCATTTTACGCAAGATGTTCATAAAATCCACAATACCATTGCGTTCATTTGTTTTTTGTAAATCAGACTGTGATGCATCACCACAGAAAATAATCTTGGTATTCTCACCCACACGAGTAATGATAGAATCAAGTTCGTGGAAGTTTAGGTTTTGAAATTCATCTACAATTACAATCGCATTATCAAGAGTTGTTCCGCGAAGGAAAGAAGTGCTCCAGAACTTAATCGTTTCTTGCGACTTTAGATTACCGTAGAGCATTTCAAAGTCTGCATCAGAAGGCATCTGGAACATATACTTCACCATATTCTTATAAGGAATCTGGTAAATATCTGCCTTGTCTTCATGAGATCCAGGAAGGAATCCAATCTCACGAGTTGCTACAAGAGAACGAACAATATAAACCCGTTCATAAGGAGTTCTTTCATCAAGAACATCACAAATGGCATTATACAAGGTAATAAAAGTTTTACCAGTTCCTGCACACCCGTAAGCAATTAGATGTTTGTCGTCTTGATAGGAATCGAAAAACTTTTTCTGATTTTCTGTAATTGGTTCAATATCAACCAAATAATCAGAACTTAGAGGCTTTCTCCTCTTCATTTGCTTTGCAGTCAAACCAACACCAATGGGTTGGATGTCATTGCCTCTTTTTCTTCTTGCCATTAGAGTTTCTTTACAGTAGAACCAGGAGCTTTTGCTGCTTTTGCAAGCACATCATTCCATCCAGGATTACGATTGATAAGTTTGTCCCTCCACTCACCAACTTCTCCTGGAGAAGGGCATGTAGATGGGTCAGACCAATCTCTGTCCCAATCTGGATTGTCTTTCTTCCACTGGTCCCAGTCGTGAACACTCATGCTCACTTCTTTCTGTTCGCCAGTAGTTTTGTTAATAACAGGATAAGTCGCCATAAAGTTACGAAATCAAGATAATTTATTTAGAATGAAAATTTTACTCTTCTACTGTTTCTACATCAACAACTTCTGGAGATTCCCAAGGTAAAGTATCATACTTTTCTGTTGTTGATGACGATTTTTGAGCATCAATTATAGAAGATAATCTAAATTGCTTACTCGCAATCTCTTCTTCTCCAATTAAAGACTCAATCCAAGAAATAATTTGTTCTTCAGTTAAATCAGAATACTCAGTAAAATCATCTTCAGTAGGTGAAGGTAATTCCGAAACACCTCTTTCATCAGCAGTAAAGGTAGTTTTCTTTACTTTTTCTGTAGCAGTATAAATCCATTCTACAGAACTAACTGCACCAGATAATCCTGCAGTATTATAATTCAATGCATGAATTTTCCAAGAATATTTGACAGACATCTTTGAGCATTTAAGAGTAAAATTATTTATTCCACTCTAACGCTTCTGAGACTGAGGGAAATTGTTCAGTAAATATTTTCTTGCACTCAAGAGAAATATCCATATGTTCTTTCTGAGTTCCATTTGCAGAACGAAGATTGATATAATGAATCCATGACCTGCACGATCCCGACATATAGATGCGTGTGGGCGTCGCTAAGGGTAGTACAAACCTTGCACACTCCTTAGCTACCCCATGGGCAAGGAGTTCCTTGTAGAGCTGCATAGAGTGTGCAAAATGGTCTTGAATTTTACTCTGTAAAGTCAGTTTCTCATACTCAGCAATATCGTCAATAGAGTTCTGACGATTCTTGGTATCTTGACGACGAAGTTCGGGTACAGGAATATAATCACTCAACAAAGAAGAATCTGCATAACGCTGAGAAAATTCCTGATATGTGAAAGAACGATGTCTCAAAATTTGAGCTGCGATGCCACGATTTGTTTCGATCTCAAGAGTCATAAAAGACTGCTCAAAAACAGACCAATGATTATGCTTAATACAATAAGCAAGCAACTTGGAATAGTTTTCGTTGTCTTGATTCGCAGGGTTGCTAACTCTAGCAACATATGCCATTGTTTTTTCTGCATCTGGTGTCACACTGATGAGTTTTACTGTCATTTCTTTCCAAACCCTTTTGATGTTTTTGCTTCTAGTTCTGAAAGTTCTTCTTCCAGAATCCTTAATTGTGATTTCATTTCAATCAATTGCTCAGCAGAATATAAATGCTCTTGTTTAATCAATCTACGGAGCAATTTCATCATCTTTCTTGCCCTATTAGTCATCTAAATCAGAATCCTCAAAAATTTCGTCGTAATCTAACATTGGTCTTTTTCTGACTTCTGGTTCTGTATATGAATATGCAGATACGTCAGAATAAACTTCTGCTTTCAGAGAATCAACCAAGAGTTCTAGATTACGAACAATGAGTTTTAGTTTGTCTCTGTCCATAAAGTGCTATTCTCTTCAGGCATTTTAACATAAAAAAAGGAGGGGATCAACCCCTCCTTTACTTCAAGCAACTTGTGGTTGCTTTGCCATATTCAGTTGTGCGTTATGAAGGAGTTTCTCCTTCTTTGCCTTTATTTTGAGATAGCGAACGAAGTAAGTATTCATTTTACTTTACCTCCCGACTTTTCCATAGAGAATTTGTTTCCGTTTTCATCTACCCAGAACATTGCTCCGCGATAGATTTCTACATGAGGTTCTCTTTTGAAAGTTTGTGTTGGGCGGTCGTTGGTGT